CTTTTTCAGGGTCAAAGTCCGTCTCAATATCGAAGAATGCTGTGTGTAGCTTCGGAGGTTCTGCACCGAGATAGTTATCACTTAGGCATCTAAACACTACGGGAATATCACTCTCGTAGAGTCTTTTCTTGTTGTGAATCCTGCGCTCTTTCTCAAACTCACTCTTTTTGCGAGTCGAGAATCTAGTTACAGGATCTCCATAGATAGTACGATACTTACCTTTTGCATCATCATAATAGAAGACATAGTTAGTTGAGTACTCTTTGAAGGCACGTTTGCCCTCAGGAGTACGTTCAACTGCGTAAATTCTATCTGCGCTGGAATCGAGAACTGCGTCAACGTATGACATTAGCTAGTCTTACCAACGGTCTCCAAGATTGTGTTGAGTTCTTCGTTTTCTTCATTAGTTTCATTGAGGCGCTGCTTGTGGGCAACTCTGATAGCCTTCTTAAGAATTGAGGGCTTGATTTCAAGTTCTTCTGCAATTGCCTTAACAGTATCGTTAAGACCTTCATTGAGGGTTTCTACTTCTTGTAAAACGCTCATGCCTTCATTGATAAGCTGAGTCAGTTTAGTTTTAGCTTCTTGATTGAATGTACGTGACATGTTTTCTCCTTTAGTCTAGTTAGTATAACAGACTGTGCAGAAAATTCAACTATATTGGTAACCTTATTGAAAGATGTGGTTGTTTTTTTCGCCGTAAATCTTTATGTATTTACCGGCTAGCATATCAGCCATCGCTTCGATGGGTGAACCGGGATAGCTATCACCAGGCTTAATCATGCCTATCTCGTGTTGACGAACGTGTACTAGTTCGTGGAATACTGTCCTAAGAATGTCAACTAGATTGCGATTCTTTGCATAGACCCAAACACTACCTTCTCCGGGAACATGTCCGCCGGTATGATGATTAGTTTGAGCTTCCTCACTATCCATTGATAGTTCTACTGTAGGAACCTTTTGTAGATTCAACCTTTTAGCAGTCCAGTCTACAAACTTTTCTACTTCTGCATTTATATCTAGCTTATCGGAATCTTCATACATTATCTTGTCGGCAGCTGCTGATGCTGTGTTAGCAAAACTAGAAGTAGCATTATCCATCGCTCCCATAAAAGCAGTTACCGGATGCTCTATTTCATCTAACTTACCTTTGATCCAGCGGTCAGGAGTGTCTTTGAACTTTTTAGTGAACAAATCTTTTAGTGCTTTGTCGGTGATTTTGTGCTTACGTGCAACCTTGCGCATCAAGTCATCGATAGTATTGTAATCGTGCTTATCTAGGGAAGGTAATCGCTTAGCTAATTCATCTACAGCGGATTCGTACATACTTTCGCCACCGCCACCGTCTCCGCCACCTTCGCCGGAGCTGTTATCTCCGTAACCAAAGCCAGGATAAAAATATCCACCGTAGGCTCGATTGGACTTACGCTTTTTCTTGCGCTCGGTTATGAATTCATTAGCTCTCATTAATATATTTATCTTAGTGATTCTAAGAACTGAATAGTCTTTTCTGTTTTGATACCAGTTATTTGAAATGTGACTCTGGGATGATGCCCTGCATTTGCAGTACAATGGGGAACATTGCAAGTATCAAACGTAAAGATGTCCCCTGCTTCCCAGTGATTGTATTGGTAGTTACCTACTTCCCAAAACTGTCCTGGTTGCCAATCAGTAAGTTGAATGAATAAACGTAACACTTTGCTAGGATCATTTGGGTTCCATTTCTGCAACTTATCAATGTGACGGGTCCATACTTGTCCTGGCCACTGTACATGAATACGTTCCATACAATCTTCTAAACCAAACTGTTCAGCAATCTTATGCAAACTTTCAGGTATATCCCAGTTAAGATTTGTGATAATCATTTTAGGGTCAGCACCAACACGCTCAATATCATATTCTTCGGATTGTAAATCTTCACTTGGGTTAGGAATGCCCTCACCTTTATAACCTCTAGTAGCCCAAGATGCAGGCTTGCTACGTTCGATAATGTTTGTTAAGTCACTTTCCCATGTAGATTCTATTCTACCTAACCAATCAATAATATTTGGTAAGTCAGTAACAATAGGATTAAAATGATATGTGCTGTTAGCTACAGTTTCGTCCCAGCTACTTCTCATATTACTTTCACTCTAACATCAGCCATGGGGTAGTTCTGAAAGTATTCAATAGGCGGTTCTAATAAACCCAAAAGCTGAACCAGTTCTTTATTAGTTTGAACCTGAGTGCCATCATACTTTTGCCATGCATCAATGATGTCACGATTTTGGTTGTCAACCATTGATGCCATATTTCTTAGGTCTTTGTAGTATGTGGCATAGCTAGGATAAGTTATGTTAAACTCACCGCATCTAACCCACCATCCTAAACATGCATCGTCGGGCCGATGAACTAGAATGATTGGACAGTTAGGCCAATGTTCTTTCAAGAAATCAATATTATGTGCGAATACATGGCTTTTTACAATTCTTGTGCCGTAGTTAGAAAAGGGACGGTCAAATTCTAATTCGCATTGTTCTTTACTGTAAAGACTTAGGTTGTCAAAGAAATCTCCAAACTCCATACCTGGATCGAAGTATGCACCTAAGTGCATCAACTGCGTTTCGCCACCTGCATTATGGTGATACGTTCTCTCTTCGGTGTAGTCACTTTGGTCAATCGAAGGGCTATAATAGATATTCTTGACTACACTACTCCACTTAGAGCCTGGCGCCCCGGCAACAAATATATACTTCATATTTTCAACATCCATGCTATTTCAGGGGGAATCCAGGGCTTTTCCATACGTTCGGGATGCCAAACAATCCCCGCTAAATTACCATCTACAAAAGCTTCAATATTCCCCGAATAATCTCTGCATATTACTTCTACTGAGTTGGGAAGAGATTTGATTCCTAAGCTATGGTAACTGTTTACTTCTAACACTTCTCTATGATAAAAGATTGGATGGTCAACACCCGAATGATCTTTTATTTCTTCGACAGTACCTCCGAGCATTTCTGTTAATAGAAATGCTCCATGACATATACCTAGCACTGGTTTATTTCGCTGTAGCATTTTGGAAGCTAACTTGAGTTCAATACTCCGACGGAGGTCACTGTCATCACCACCCGTAATAATAAACGAATCAGAGTTATCCGCCATTACGTCGAAGTCTTGATTTAAGGTATTAGGAACAAAGAATAGATTGTGTCCTTTGAGGAGGTCGTACCAGCCATGCTCAGTAGCATCATAAGCTCTACCTTTGTGGTATATAATTCGCTGACTAATCGCTATTTTCATTAAGACGCTCACTTCTAGTAGGTTGACACCCAGCTAATACTATTTCGTCTAGCCAGTATTCGTCAACGTATGTTACATATTTAATATTAGCATCTTGGTCTATAAACTTTAGTATTTCGGGTCCTGTACTGATAGGGAATCCGACTACTTTGCTTACCCATTTAAGATAGTGTTCTTTATGCAGAAAGAATGCTTCATGGTCAAGAAAATGCACGTTAAAACTACTACTTAACAGCGTATTGTAGTAGTAGTCTTGTGCTATAGGAGTAGTGTGTTCTTTGCGTACTCTGAGTTGCTGTAACTTATTAATATTTTGGTCACGGACAATGATAGCAATCTCAACCTCAATTCCAAACGACTTAGCACGTTCTGCTACTTCAAGTATTTTAGGGAGATAGCGGGTACCGTTAAAGAAGAACGGACAGCTTACATTAGCTAAGTGATAGTCTTTACCATAAAAATGTTCTGCTGTAAGTTTATTAGGGTCAACCCAGTATTCAGCGAAGGGTTCTTGGTCACTGGGTACCCAGTACTTATCAGATAGTTCTTCCCATCCGTTAACATTAGGATGATTACTTAATAGTCGGCTGAATAAATGATTACCTGAGCCTTGCGGTCCAGTAATGATTAGTAGTTTTTTATTAGTTCTGGCGGCAGACATTTAATGATCCAATTCTTATAGTATTCTCGAATAGCATATTCGTTAAAATTATTTAAATTCAAGCAATCATACATCTTTCTTATTTCTCTAATTGCGTCATCCTCACTGAAATAGCTATCATTATTAAAATAAAATATTTTATTGTTAAACTTAGATTTTTCTAATTCAAGAACAACATCAGAATCCCAATTTACCCAATCTACTTTTTTGTTGGTGTCTGACGGTCTGAGTCTTCTAAAATTTTTGGTATTAGTAAAAACAATTATTTTTGCATTTTTCCAAACATTAAGAATTGGTTGTAAGTTCTGAACATGGTGTACCCCTAAAATAAAGTTAAGTTCACTATGCGACAGTAGCTCTATAATTTCTTTAAAACTTTTAGTAATTTCAGTGTAATCACCTTCTCCAAAACCGAATAATCGTGTGCATCCTAATTCTAAATCGGTCCAGTGACTTGAAATTTGTACTTGTTTAAGTTTCAGTAAAAGATATTGCAGTTTGTCAGTAATGTCAAAATTACCTGCTAATTGTTTTTCTGCTAATATTGAATCTTGAAATACTACCTTGTCGTCCATCCCTAAACAATTTTTTAAGAATTTGCCGCCGGCAAAGCGTGGATAAATACAAAGTATCATATTGTCTGTATCAAAGTTGATGTTCATTTCGGTCTTTCAGGAAAAGTAATGCCTAACTTATTACCATTGTCAAGTTCATTATATTCTACGTATTGAACATACTTTTCATTAGAATCCTCTGCTAGTATTTCATCAATACGAGGGTCATCCCATGCAACAGGAATGTTGAGTTTTAAGCTCTTTAGGTAATCTTGCTTGTAAAGATACAGTAACTCGTATGATAAGAACACTGGATCATCTAACTTGTCTAACTGTGCATTGAGATATTGTAGCGTTGGTCTAGTTCTGATTCTAGTTTGCTGATGTCTAAGGATATTTTGGTCCCTGCCGCAAATTGCGACATTAACGTTAATATTGAGGGAACGCACAGAATCAATAAACTTAGGTAGATTAGGATTCCAAATGGGATTAACATCAGATTCATGTATGCCCAAGGGGCAACTAATAGAAGTAACATATAAGTCTCTTTGAGACCAATCGAAAGTTTTGAGTAAGTCATGATTTTTCCAATGTTGAGCGAACGGTTCAGAGAAGCGATGGGATTCCCAATAGTTTTCTAAGAGGCTTTTCCAACCATATACTTCAGGATGAAGTGATAGAATTTTAGACCAAAGATGATTTCCAGCTCCTTGTGGTCCTGTGAGAATGAGAAGTTGTTTTGTCATAATAAAATGGGGAACGGGTTAGCTGGTTTCAGCAGACTAGGCCGGTTATCCGTTCCCCTTCTTATATTACCAGCCGTATGCTTCGTTAACGAGAGCCTTAGCAGCAGGAACTTCCATTGTGTTCTTGCACGAGATATCGAACAAATCCTTACGCATTTCAGCTACAAGGGCACCGATGCGTGACTGTGTTGCTTCGTCGGTAGCAAGTTCTTCTAGCTTGCGTCCGCCAATCTTACTATGGAAACCTTCGTCCTTAGCAATCTTAGCATAGCGTGAACTAATGAATTCATCTTCAATAGATTCTGCCATTTGATCCCAAACAGCTTCCGCACGACCTTCAGCAACTAACTGATATGCAGCAAGTGCAGCAGGATCGTTTTCTGCTTCGTACTTAGCAAGTAGTGCAGCACCCTTAGCAGTTGGCTTTGCAGCTTCCGCAGCAATAGCTTCTGCTACGTTGATTTCTTCACCCTTAAGATGTTCAATAACTTCCTTGACCATACGGAAGTGAACAGCTTCGTCATGAGCCTGCTTTGATAAAAGTTGAAGTTCAACTGGATCAGTGTCAGCAGGGAGATTAGCAATGGTCTGTGCAATCTCAACCATGTTCATACGCTCGTTTACCATACGACCAACGAAGTGGTCAATGAGAGCTTCTTTATCAGGGTTGCTTTCAAAGTATGCTTTAACGTTCATCTTTGATGCTTCAAAGAGTGCTTTGTTTTCAGCTACGATCTTGGCTACGAATTCTTTAGATGTAGTCATTGATATTTCCTTTTTATAGACATGTCTTAGTGATAAGTATTTAAGAAATTTTCTTATCACGAGAATATTTATCTTTTCTACAGGATTTTTGGATGAACACGTTAATTTTTGGACTATTGAAGAAAAATTTGGAAGAAACCTTTAAGCTTCCTAAGTACTCTAAGTTAGTCTTTGACGAAAATACACTAGTTGATAAATTGCCATGGACTCCGGCAAGATATCGTAAGTTTAAAGATGCTATTGAAGCCGAACTTAGTTTGTATTCAACCTATGCAGGTACCCTAGCAGAAATCACTGAGGACTTTAGTCAGCGTTATATTCTGCGTTTCTTTGGTGAGATTTGGAAGCCACGCACAGATGAGTTCACGCATACTGGTTGGCAGCTAGTAGATGAAGTGAATAAGCATAATCCAAAGTCAGTGCTTGACGTTGGCTGCGGGTATCATCCTTTTAAGGGACGCATTCAAAATTTGATCGGCATTGACCCATACAATAACCTAGCTGACTATCAAGTTGACATTCTAGAGTATAAAGTCAAGCCAGGAACACATGATGTTATTATAGCTCTTGGATCTATCAACTTTAATACAAAGGACGAGATTGAAGCGAGATTTGGACATTGTGTAGATTTGCTAACGAAGGGAGGATATTTCTTTCTTCGTGCTAATCCTGGCATTCCACATAAGACAGGACCGTATGTTGAAATCTTTCCTTGGTCGTTTGAGATTGTCAACGAGTTTGCTGAAAAGTTTAACTTAAAGTTGCTAGAGTTCAAGAAAGATAGTAATGGACGATTATATTTTGTTTATCAAAAGGCATAAGAATGACGGCGAGAAGAAATTCTCGCCGTCATTCTACTTAGTCTCTACTTAATTAGAAACGAAGACCGAAGCCAACGAGTCCACCATGACGACCGAGATTGCCGTCGAAGTCAGTGTAACGATACTCAGCCTTAGCAAAAGTTGAGCCGATAAGCTTCACTTCAAGGCCGCCGCCGACAGTAACACCATCAGCAGAGCGGGCGCCAAGATCAAGATTGGTGTAGCCTACACGACCATACGCAAGAACATTCTTGTTCAAGGTATAACCGAGACGAGCGGCGGCACCAAAATCAGCACGATCAAAAACGTTAGCTGCGGTTGCTTCTGCACCAACAACTACCTTACCGAACTGAAGATCATAGCCTAGGGCAGCGCCATAAGCAATGTCAGTTGCATCAACACCGTTGCGAACTTCATCAGCGCCGGCTGTTACCTCAATGCGAGGTCCAGCAAATTCAGATGCCATTGCAGGGGTTGTAAGAGCAGCGGTTGCGAGTGCTGCGATTGCGATTAACTTTTTCATACTTTGTTTTTTCCTTTTAAGTTTGAAAACTTGACAATTTTAATGTCAAAGTCATTTATACAACATATCTGTGTCTGTGTCAAAACATTTGGGTAACTACTTTGAAGTTGCCCTATATACTCCATCCCAGTTAGCGGGAGGATTCTCTTTATACTCGCTGATTCGTTCAATCATCATATCGTAATACTGGTTCATTTCGCCGTGCCATGCTTGCTTTAATTCGCCTGCATAGTTTGCTGCAACTTCCCAATGTCCTTGACGATATAGTTCTAAGAATTTCATATGCTGTGTTTCACCTAATGGGTCATGGAAGGGGAACACCGTAAAGATTCTAGCAGGTTCAGTTTTACCTTTAACCGCAAGTAAATCAAGTTCAGCTACTTGGTATTGGTCTTTGACATACTTCGCAGTTTTAGGTCCGATGACGATTTTAACACCATAAGGCTTGCTTTGACCTTCGAGCCTAGATGCAAGATTAACGCCGTCGCCAAGACAAGTATAGTCGAAACGCTGATCGCTACCCATATTGCCAACAACCACAGTGTCAGTATTAATACCGAGGCCCATTCCAAAAGCTGGAATGCCTTCTTTCGTAACTTCATCATTAAATTCCTCTAGCGACTTTAGCATAATAAATGCGGTGTTGACTGCATCCTTAGCGTGTTGCGGATTGTCTACTGGCGCATTCCAAAATGCCATTTGAGCATCTCCTATATACTTATCTAGAGTTCCTCTGTTCTCTAAAATTGCTTTAGTCATAGCGGTCATATAACGGTTCATGATCT